TCGAGGGAAGGTGCGCCTGGTATAGACTGCGAAGTTATCTTCATGGCTCTTTCTACGCCACAAGACGTAAGAAAGCTGCTGTCGCTGGAGCTAACAGGGGCATGGGTGAATGAGGCCCGCGAGCTGCCGAAGGCTGTGATCGACGGGCTGACGCACCGTGTTGGCCGTTATCCCACGCAATCAGATGGTGGCGCGTCCTGGTATGGCATTATCATGGACACCAACCCTCCTGACGCGGATCACTGGTGGCATGAACTGGCAGAGAAGAACCCTATCGGCGGTCGGTTTCCGTGGAAGTTCTACCGGCAACCTGGCGGTGTGCTGGAGGTAGCAGCTAAGGATCTGCCCGAAAACCCAGAAGCCAATGGCTTTGTGTTCTCTGGTGGCAAGTGGTGGATGGTTAATCCATCTGCTGAGAACAAGGTTCATCTGCCTAGCGGGTACTATGAGCAGCTTCTCGGCGGTAAAAATGCTGACTGGATCAGGTGCTATGCTGAGGGCAAGTACACGTTTGTACAAGAGGGGCGTCCGGTATGGCCTGAGTATGACGATGATATGATGTCAGGCGATGTTACATATGACCCTCAATATCCCTTGCAGATCGGTGTTGACTTTGGTTTGACGCCAGCCGCTATCTTTGGGCAGCGTACATCTGGTGGAGCCTGGAAGGTTCTTGATGAGCTTGTGACGTTTGACATGGGGCTTGAGAGGTTTGGGCAAGAGCTGCTGGCTAAGATTGCTGCGAGCTTTAATAAGGCTGATGTGGTGATATGGGGCGATCCCGCCGGCAACAAGCGCGACGAGATCTATGAGGTGACTGCCTTCGATCACTTGCGCTCGATTGGCTTCAAGGCATCTCCGACTGACAGTAACGCGTTCAACGTGCGCCGTGAGGCTGCTGCTGCGCCTATGAATAGGCTGGTGGGCGGTAAGCCTGGGCTGATGATAAACAAGAAATGCTTGCGGGTTCGCAAGTCTTTGGCTGGCGGTTATTTTTTTAAGCGTCAATCTCTCGGCGCTGGGCAGGAGCGGTTCAAGGATATGCCGGTAAAGAATGAGCATTCTCACTGCGGGGATGCGTTTGGCTATCTAATGCTGGGTGGCGGCGAGCAACGTCGATTGCGGCGCGGTACATACGGCAGCAGCTTTAACAGCGGTCAAACATTCAACGCAGCAACAGACTTCGAGATCTTCTAATGGGATTGGTGCAGCTTCCAGAGTTCCGCATGAGTTCCGACGAGCAGCTTGTTCCTCTGCGCTATGAGCATGTCGCTAGAATGCGACTGGCCGATGATAACAAAGAATACATGGAGTATATTCCCAACTACATAGATTACATTTGGGATAATTCTGAGGACGGATGGAGCTGGGCGGGCATTGGCAGGGGTAAGGTTGTTATAGCTTTTGGCATTCGGCATATCTGGCATGGCCTAGCAGAAATGTGGCTTGTTCCCAGCAAGGACATTGGCAGTCATGCGATATCACTTGTGCGTGGAGCGAGGGCCGTAACCGATACCGCTTTGCAAGATTATGGGGTCAGAAGGCTACAAATCTGCGTAAAAGTAGAAAATGATACCGCATTTAAGTTTGCCAAAGCACTACGTTTTGAGGTAGAAAGTGTTATGAGAAAGTTTGGCCCAGAGGGGGCTGACTATTACATGATGACGAGGTTTTAGCATGGCGGGATTATTTGGTGGCGGTAGACGCGGCAAGTCACAAGCGGAAAAAGATGCCGAGAAAGCTCAGGCAAGATCTGAAGAACGCGCAACATCTCAGGAACGCACAGAGATGCAGGGCGCTCAGGCTCGTCGCCGGTTGCGCCGCACTGGTGGAATGAGATTGCTGTTCTCTCCAGAGCGCCAGGAAGGAATGAAAACTAAGTTAGGTGGTGGCCAATGACACGCATTAGAGATTTTCAAAAAGTTTATGACGTAAAAAAAGCTGCTAAGGCTCCAGCCAAAGAAGAAAAGGCTGCTGCTGAAAAGCCAGCAAAGAAAGCTCCAGCAAAGAAAAAGGCGAAGTAAATGGCTGTTTTATCAAAAGATACTGGTTTGGTTACAGCAGCGCTGACTGCTCAAAACACATTCACCGATTGGATCTACTCCACAAAAGAGTTCAATCTCTCAATCTCTGGCACGTTTGTAGGCACGATCACAGTGCAGCGGGCTTTCGATACGGCTAGTCCAGATGCCGATGCGCGTGATGTTGATACGTTTACTGCTCCGATTGAAACCTATGGCTTTGAGCCATCTGGCGTTGCATTATATCGCGCTGGCTTCAAGACTGGTGAATTTACAAGCGGAACGGCAAATATTCGCATTGGCCGGTAGGCATTATGGACAATAGCGCCAAATTAAAAAAGGCTGGGGTTCAGAGGTTAAACCAGCCCAAGAGAACCCCAGGTCACCCCACTAAGTCACATATCGTGGTGGCAAGTTCTGGTGGACAAACAAAGACTATACGTTTCGGGCAGCAAGGCGCGAAAACAGCAGGTAAACCTAAAGCCGGTGAGAGTGAGCGCATGAAGAAAAAGCGCGCTAGCTTCAAGTCTCGTCATGGCAAAAATATCGCCAAAGGCAAAATGAGCGCTGCTTATTGGGCAGATAAGGTGAAATGGTAAAGGATAATTAAATGGCTCGGCTGAATGTAAGAGATATTATTGAACGTGAGGCCAAGGCTCAGGCTCGCAAGGATGAATGGCGCTCGATCTATGAGGATTGCTATGAGTTCGCTCTACCGCAGAGAAACCTATACTCAGGCTATTATGAGGGCGGTGTAGCTGGCAAGGGCAAGATGTCTAGGGTCTTTGACTCTACCGCCATACACGCCACCCAGCGCTTTGCTAACCGCATACAAGCTGGTTTGTTTCCCCCGCAAAAGGAATGGTGTCGCCTGGAAGCTGGCTCTGGCATACCGGAGCAGCAACAGCCCCAGGCTCAGGCTGCTTTGGATGCTTATACGACCCGTATGTTTGAGGTTATGCGTCAGACTAACTTTGATCTGGCTATGGGTGAGTTCCTGCTCGATCTTTGTGTAGGCACTGCCGTGATGATGGTGACGCCTGGTGATGAGGCAACGCCTATCCGGTTTACGCCCATCCCTCAGTATCTCGTTGCTATCGAGGAAGGTACATTCGGAAACGTCGATAACGTCTATCGTAAGCTGCGTATGAAGGCTGAAACGATACCACAAGAGTTTCCTGACGCTGAGATAACTACAGAACTAGCCGAAGCGATAGCACAATCGCCATCCAAAGAGATCGATCTAATGGATGCAGTGATCTATGACTATGAGCGGGCTATGTATTGCTATCACGTTATCTGGCCAGCCAAACGGCAAGAGCTTGTGTATCGCACAATGAAGTCATCTCCGTTCATCGTTGCTCGCTATATGAAGGTGGCCGGTGAGATCTACGGCCGTGGCCCATTGGTTACAGCTATCTCTGACATCAAAACGCTTAACAAAACTGTTGAGCTGGTTCTCAAGAATGCTTCTCTAGCAATCGCTGGTGTATATACAGCGGCAGATGATGGCGTTCTTAATCCGCAGAATATTAAGATACAGCCTGGTTCGGTCATCGGTGTCGCTCGTAACGGTGGTCCTCAGGGTGCGTCACTGGCTCCCCTCCCAAGAGCCGGTGACTTTAATGTCAGCCAGATCGTGATGAATGATCTGCGTATGAACGTGAAGAAGATCCTGATGGATGACACGTTGCCGCCTGATAATATGTCTGCTCGATCAGCAACGGAGATTGCAGAAAGATCGCGTGAGCTTGCGACCAATCTGGGATCTGCCTTTGGCCGGTTGATAGATGAGACAATGGTTCCGATTGTATCGCGCATTCTGTTTATCATGGATCAGCAAGGCTTCATCGATCTGCCTCTGAAGGTAAACGGCGTTGAGGTTAAGGTCACGCCGGTTGCGCCTCTGGCTCAGGCCCAGAAGCTACAAGATGTAAATGATATTGTGCAGTTTATGCAGATCGCTAATGCTCTCGGCCCACAGGGTCAAGCGGCTCTGTCTATCCCGCGGATAACACAATTCATCGCAAGCAAGATGAACATAAACCAAGAACTGCTTA